TAGTATCTTCAGTATCAGTAAATTCAGTTGAATATTCAGGAGAACTTGGTGGTTGGGGACAATTCACTTGGGGATTTAATGAGTGGGGAGATTTAATAAATCCTAATGTAGATCTTACTGGATTACAATTAAACACATCTGTTGGAAATGAAGAAGCCTTTACAGATATATCAATAACTTTATCAACAAATTTAATTTTATCAACTGTTAACACAGTTACACTAACTGGTGGAGCACTAGAAGAACCTACTTTTGTTTTAATAAACACTACGACAGGATCAGTTTTTGCTGGAGAAAATGTAATTGTAGAAGTTACAACTCCTGGAACTGCAACTACGTGGGGACAAAACGCTTGGGGCTCAGGAGCGTGGAATCAAATAACTGGTACAGTAATTCGACAAGGTGATGAATCTATTTCAGGAACAGGTACTATAGATTTAACAGGTGTTCAATCTAATACATCTATTGGAACATTCACAGTAATAGGTGATGCTAATTTATCTTTAAATACAAATTTATTAAATATTACGGTAGCTTCTATATTAGCAGTAGTAGATGTTAATGTTGAAGTAACATCTCCAGGTCAATTACCTTGGGGAACTACTTATTGGGGTTATGGTTCGTGGGGCAATATTGGTGGAATGGATGTTGAACAAGGTGGAGAAGAAGTAGTAGTTCCATCGGTTGAAGTAGATGTTATTGGTAATCAATTAAATACTACAATTGGCACATATTCTATTACAGCAGATGCTAATTTAACCGCTATTACTAATTTATTAACAATAAGTTTAGGTAATGAAGAAAGTGATGCAAATACCATTGTTTCAGTATCTACAAATTTATTAAATGCAAGTGTGGGAACTGCTTCCGGTGAGACTTTATCTATTATAAGTGTAACAGGTGTAAATATGACCACTTCTACAGGTCGTTTATTTGTATCAGCTTGGGCTGTTGTAGATATTGGGGTAACTAATACTTGGACAGTGGTTGACATAGCCGCTTAATGAAACTAAAATTAGATATATTTAAAATTTAAGAGGAATTCTTATGGCATCATCGTTTTCAACGGATTTAAAACTTGAACTTATGGCCACGGGTGAAAACTCGGGTACATGGGGAGATAAAACAAACTCAAATTTAAACCTATTACAGCAAGCTATCGCTGGTTATCAATTAATTACACTTACTTCTACTAACACAACTTTAGCAATGACTGATGCTACAATATCAGATGCTAGAAATGCTGTTATTGAATTTGCAGGAACAATAGCTGCTAACACTACTGTTTTTGTGGCTTCTGGAATTGAGAAAACTTATATTTTAAAAAATGGTACATCAGGCGCTTTTACACTTGCTTTAAATCAAGTAGGCGGAGCTTCAGTAATATTTGGAGCAGCTGATAAAACAACTAAACTTGTTTATTTAAATGGAACAGATGCAGTAGATTTAGGAATTGTAAATTTAACAGCACCTCAAACATTAACTAATAAAACTTTAACATCACCTACACTTAATACTGCGGTATTACAATTAGGAGCATCTTTAAACACTAATGGTTTTAATATTGCATTCAATAATGCAACAGGAATAGATGATGATTCGGGTAATCAACAAATTATATTTAATAAAACTGCATCAGCAGTTAACGAAGTAACGATTGCTAACGCAGCAACAGCAAATGATCCAACTTTTACAGCATCTGGTGATGATACAAATATTGGTTTGGATTTTATTCCAAAAGGAACAGGTGCGGTAACGTTTCTTGGTACTGGTAAAATTCAACAAGTAAAAGAAAAAGTTTCAGTGTTTGCAACAGCAACTACTGGAACAATTAATTACAATTTTTTAGATCAAGCTGTTCTTTTTCATACAACGGTGGCGACAGGTCAATTTACAATAAATTTAAGAGGTAGTTCTTCTACAACTCTTAATAATATGTTGTCAGTTGGTGAGTCTATAACAGGTGTATTTATGAATACAAATACTACTTTTTATGTTTCAACAATAACGATTGATGGTTCATCAACTAACGTTGTACTTGAGTATCAAGGTGGTTCTGCACCTACATCAGGTAATGCAGGGATAGATGTTTATTCATTTACTGCAATTAAAACATCAACAACCCCAGCATATACACTTTTAGCGTCACAAACTCAATTTAATTAAGGAGATTTTGTAATGCCTTTATACTCAACACGCGGAGCAGCATCAGCAAGAGGATTTGGATTTGGTGGTGGACTTGGTTTAATTGTTGCTGCAACAGGTGGAACTGAAACAACTGATGGTGATTACAAAATACATACATTTACAGGCCCTGGAACTTTTACAGTAACTAAAGGTGGACTAGTTAATTATTTAGTAGTAGCAGGAGGAGGTGGTGGCGGAGTAGCTACACAAATTCCTGGAGGAGGTGGTGGAGGCGGTGGAGGATTTAGAGAAGGTAAAAATCCAACAGCACCTTATACAGCTTCTCCTCTAGTAGCATCAAAAGGATTAGGAGTTCCTGGCGGAGCTTATCCAATTACAGTTGGCGGAGGTGGAGCAGCTGGAAATCCTCCAGGAACACCTACTTATAGAGGATCTCCAGGAAACCCTTCAATATTTTCAACTATTACATCAACAGGTGGAGGTGGTGGAGAAAATTACACAGGAGTAGGTAACCCAGGTCGACCAGGAGGTTCAGGTGGTGGTGGAGTTTCAGGAGGTGGTGGACTTGGAAATGATCCTCCAGTAAGTCCTCCACAAGGACAACCAGGAGGAGATAGCGGTGGTCCTTTCGGATCAGGCGGTGGCGGAGGTGGAGCAACGGCGGCTGGAGGTGGACCTCCTTCTGCTGGAGGAGCTGGAGCAAGTACAGCAATAAGAAATTCACCAGGAGCGCCTGGACCATTAGGTTATTCTGGAGGTGCAGGAGGTTCGCCGGGAGGTGCAGGAACACCTACTTTTGGAGGAGGGGCTGCTGGAGGTGCAGGAACTGCAAATAGAGGCGGAGGTGGTGGTGGAAACGCTGCTGCTGGTGGATCTGGAGTTGTTATAATAAGATATAAATTTCAATAAAAATTATGGCACATTTTGCAAAAATAAATGAAAATAACGAAGTTTTAACAGTTTTAACATTGAATGATAGTGACATGTTAAATGCTTCTGGTGTTCCAGACGAATCAATTGGTCAACAATATTTACAAGCAAATAATAATTGGCCGGCTCATTTATGGATTCAAACTTCTTATAATACAATAGCTAATAAACATTTACTAGGTGGAACTCCTTTTAGAGGAAATTATGCAGGAATAGGTTATATTTGGGACGAAGTTAATCAAATTTTTTGGTCTAAAAAAACATATCCATCATGGATAAAAGATATTATAACTGCAACATGGAAATCACCTATTGGTGATGCACCAACATTGACTCAAGAACAAATTGATCAAAATACAGCTAATACTCATTTATGGTCGTATAACTGGAACGAGACAAATCAATCTTGGGATTTAGTTAATTTATTTGCTTCTTAATTATATTTGATTTAAGTATTAAAATATATTATATACTTTTGTATATATGCAAAAGAAAGTACTATCAGAAATAGATTTGTATTTTGGGCAAATAGAAATGCCAAAAGGTTTTGAAATTGATAGAGAAATATTAACTAAAGATATTTTATCTTATACAATTTATAATAAAGATTTTCCATTTTCTAAAGCTTGGGACATGTTACAAACATATCTACGAGAACATATAAATTTAAAGTATGGTTTTTCTTTAGTAAATAAAGAAACAATTGGAGATATTTATTCTCCTGGTCAATATTCACATTCTTTATTACAACTTAACCCTGTAGATTTAAGACACTCTCCTGATTATGTAATGTTATATGGAGTTAATGTTGGAAAAGATTCTTGTAAAGTATTTATAGAATATGATTCTAATAGAAGAAAAGGAAGAAGTTGGGAGATATTATTAAATAATAATGATTTTGTAATGTTTCCTTCTACACAAATATATCACGTAACAACTAACACATCTAAACAATTAAATTTTATATTAACAACTACTTATGAATTTATCTAATTATTATTATTATTTTAAATCTGTATTAACACCAAAATTTTGTGATGAAGTCATTAAGTATGGATTACAACATGAAGAAGTTTTAGCTGTTGTAGGCGATCACAACATGAATAGAAATTTAAAAGAAGAACCTTTAAAAAAAGAAGAAATATTAGATTTAAAAAAGAAAAGAAATTCAAACATAACATGGCTAAGAGATTCTTGGATATATAAAGAAATTGTTCCATATATTCATCAAGCAAATAAATTAGCAAATTGGAATTTTGATTGGAATTATTCTGAACCATGTCAGTTTACAAAATATAAATTAAATCAACATTATGATTGGCATTGTGATTCATGGGATAAACCTTATGATAACCAAAATGATATGAGTATGCATGGTAAAATTAGAAAGTTATCTGTAACTTGTCAATTGACAGATGGAAGTGAATATGTGGGTGGAGAATTACAGTTTGATACTAGAAATTATGATCCACATATGAGAGATGAGGATAAACATTTAATAACAGTAAAAGAAATACTTCCTAAAGGATCTATTGTTGTATTTCCTTCTTTTGTATGGCATAGAGTACAACCAGTTACGAAAGGAACAAGATATTCATTAGTTATTTGGAACCTTGGATATCCGTTTAAATAATATGTTTAAAGAAGAATATTTTAAAACACCGTTTTGGTTTGAAGAAAAAAAAGATTTTTTAAAATCACTTACAAAAGCTACAGATAAATACATTAAAGAAGCCAAAGAATTAAAAAAAGAAGATATAAAAAAATATAATGATTTTGGAATGTCTTATCATTCAAAACCTTTAATAGAAGATACTAAATTTAAAGATTTTCATAATTATGTAAATCAAAAAGCTTTTGAGTTTTTAGATTGGCAAGGATTTGACATGCAACAATATACTACTTTTTTTTCTGAAAGTTGGGTACAAGAATTTGCTAAAAATGGTGGTGGTAATCATTATGCACATATCCATACTAATCAGCATGTGTGTGGATTTTATTTTCTTAAAGCAAGTGAAAATACGTCTTATCCAATATTTCATGAACCTAGAACAGGTGCACGTTGTACAAAATTAAAACTTAAAAACCAAGATGAAATCACTTATGGTTCAGAAATTGTTCATTTTAAAGTTCAGCCTGGAATACTTATATTTTTTCCAGGATATATGGAACATGAATTTGTAGTAGATCATGGTAAAGAACCATTTAGATTTATTCATTTTAATATACAAGCAGTTCCTAAAGAAATGGCAAAGGTAAACATATAATGACTAAATATAATTTTAAAAAAGATAGATTTACAGTAATTAAAAAAGCAATAGATCCAAAGATTGCAAATTTTATTTACAATTATTTTTTAATGAAAAGACAAGTCGCAAAAACAATGTTTGATGCAAGGTATATTTCTCCATTTACAACTGAGTTTGGAGTATGGACAGATCAACAGGTACCTAATACTTATTCCCACTATGCTGATATTGCAATGGAAACTTTGTTATTATTAGTTCAACCTATTATGGAAAAAACAACAGGATTAAAATTAAATCCAAATTATTCTTATGCAAGAATTTATAAAAAAGGTGATATATTAGAACGTCATAAAGATAGATTTTCATGTGAAATATCTACAACATTAAATCTAGGCGGAGATTCATGGCCAATATTTATTGAACCAAATCCTAAAATGGGAGAAAATATTGAAGGCAAAGGATATGTTTCTAAAAATACAAAAGGAATAAAAGTAAATTTAGAGCCCGGAGATATGTTAGTATATCGTGGAAATGAATTAGAACATTGGAGAGATGTATTTAAAGGCGAAGACTGTGCTCAAGTTTTTTTACACTATAATAATATTGCAACTAAAGGATCAAAAGAAAATATTTATGATCGTAGAATTCATCTAGGTCTTCCTGCTTGGTTTAAAAAATAATACTATGTTTGAATCTCACATAAATGCTATCTTTCCAACACCAGTTTATCAATCCAAATTAAATAGAAATTTTACAGGTAAAGAATTATTATTTGTTAATAACAACAAAAATATTGTATATAATAATACAGGAAATACCGTGTCAAAAAATAATTATGTATTAGAAGATAAGTTATTTAATAATTTAAAAAAAGAATTAGATTTAAGAGTAAAAGATTATTTTGATAAAATTATATCTACTTCTGATAATATTAAACCCTATATTACTCAATCTTGGTTAAACTATACTGAAACTAATCAATATCATCATAAACACAATCATTTTAATTCATTAGTTTCTGGAGTTTTATATATAAATTCTGATGAAAAATATGATACAATTACTTTTTATAAAGATAGTTACCAATCACTAAAACCTAATATAAAAGAAAACAATTTATTTAATTCAGAATCTTGGTGGTTTCCTGTTAAAACAGGGGATATAATACTTTTTCCATCTTCCTTACTTCATATGGTGTCTACTAAACAAGGGGATAATACAAGAGTCAGTTTAGCCTTTAATGTTTTTATAAAAGGAGATATTGGTGATGAAAAAAATTTAACTAAATTAAAGATAAATTAGTAACATTTAAACATAGTTAATTAAGTGATATACTAGGCATAAATATGCCATTAAAAAAAATACCATTACCTCCAGGTTTTGATAAGAATGATACAGCATCTCAAGCAGAGGGACGTTGGATTGATGGAGATAATGTACGTTTTCAATATGGATCACCTGAAAAGATAGGTGGTTGGCAACAAATTAATTCATCTATACTAGTAGGCGCAGCTAGAGACATACATTCTTGGTTTGATTTAACTGGCAGACGTTATGTAGCTATCGGCACGAACAAAGTTTTATATATTCTTTTTGATGAAGTGTTTTACGATATTACACCTTTGGGAACAGCACTAACAAGTTGCACTTATACATCAACTACAGGTTCTACAACAGTTACTATTAACAAAAATGCACATAATTTAGTTGTTGGAGATTTAATTAAATTTACAAGTGTAACAACACCAGGACCAACTACAACAAGTTTTACAACAGCTAATTTTGAAACCAATTCATTTGAAGTAATTACAGCTACAACAAATACATTTACAATTACTATGCCTGTTACAGAAACAGGAACAGGAGTTACTACAGGTGGATCACTTATAACAAACCCTTATGTTAATATCGGACCATTAGCCGCGACACTTGGTTATGGATGGGGAGCAGGTACTTGGAATTTATCTACTTGGGGTACTTCTAGATCAGTTTCTAATACGACAATTGATGCAGGAAGTTGGTC